GGAGGCCAAGGAGCGGATCGCGCACCTGGAGGCAGCCATCCGATCCACACTCGAAGCCAATCGGCATCTGGCCGACGGAGACAACTGCACCCTGATCGAACTCAAGAAAGTCCTACCAGACTACCCATGATCTACTCACAAGCAGGCCAATTGCCTCACCATCAGTACTGCTTCGTCGAAGCATCCTTCCTCGGATTATCCGGGGCAGCATTCATCCCCTGCGTCTGGTTCGGCCTAGTATCCATCCCAGGTCGGATGTGGGGCTGCACCATCATGCTTGAGTGCGGCGCGGTTTACCGGGCGGTGCCGCCTCACGCGCTAGCATTCGATCCACAGCCTGAACTCGACTGGCGCCCAGACCACGCCCAGCGATGGGACTGCTACGGAACCGACTTCACCACCATCGAGTACACCTTCCTCCGAGGACTCGAATGCCAGGTCAAATGCGCCGATCAAATCATCACCGGCGACTACCTCTTCACCGCCGCTCCCATCGGCGATAGCTGGAGCCGACAACCCAACCAAGCCAAGGAATTCATGTTCATCCGAACCGATGGCGAACGACTCACCATCCAGCCCACCGATAAGGTCATCTTCATCGAGAAGTCATTCACCGAACCTCAATGGCCCACCGGCCTGCGAACCACCGACAAAATCTACACCTGCGAATAGAAGGGGAAAATGACGATACTTCAACAATTGGGGTTGACCAAGGAGTCCATGTCTCGCATGGTGGGCCACGTCACTCCGTTCAAGGATCCGAACCCTCGGATCAACCGGCGGTGGCCGGCTGTTCCAACCGAGATCCGGGATGCCATCCTGAAAGAGGACAAGTCACGCACTTACCCAGAGTTGTCCAAAAAGTACAACATCTCACTGTCATGTGTATGGAACATCAAGAACAGCAAAAACAACAAACAACAATAGAGGAACTACAACGATGGAAACAGTTATGTCACGAATTGGCCGATTGCTTGGGATGCGGATGCATAATCAAGCACGGCCTGTGTGTCCAGTGCCACAAAGCACAGAAGAGGTACCGAGCAATACAAACACCTTTGAGGTAGTGGCAGTTAGTAAGAAGAAGAAGGACAAGAAGCGAATATACATGAAACTCAGCGATTCAATCGATCAAGTTAACAAGCTGCGATCAGAAGGGCTCACCTATCGTCTCATCGGTGAACACTTCAAGATGTCCAAGCAGCGGGTCTATCAGATCATCAAAGCCGGTCAGCAGCGCGATATCGAGCGGGCCAAGTGGACCTACGGGCTCAGCGTTCGTAACGCTAAGCTGATGGACTTCCTCGAATTGAAATCCAAGGAGGCCGCTCGCAACGCGGTTCTATCTAGGGAGATCGCTCCTTTCAAGTGGGACAACTTCGGTCGCAAGTCCTACACCGACCTATGCCAATGGCTCGAAGTCAAACCGCTTGAATCATTCAGCGGGAAGAAGTGTCCTCACTGCGGCCTTCAAACATGAGCAACCGTCACCAATACCCACTCGTTGAATCAATCAAGGTGGTCCGCCTCTCGGAGGGGCGGACCATCCGCATTACAAGGGATCGTACCAAGCAAGACCTCAAAGTGATCCACGGCGACGGAGACATCCATCTCACCTGCGTCGCTCAAGCCCATGATCCCATCGAGATGATCAAGACCTTGGCCCGCCTCGAAGACGTCCGATCAGTCGAACTCACCGACGCCAAGGGCAACGGCATCATAATCCACAAACAGAAATAACATGAACCAGTCCTCAACACACGACATCGTAACGGCACTCAAGATCGTCAGCTCCCAAATCGAATCACCAGATGGAGTCGCGCAAGCCCTCTGCCTCGAAGCAGCAAGTCGTCTCACTGACATGGTCAAGCTCACGAGCGACCTCACTGCACATGTCATCTCCAATCCTGTGCATCACCCTCGATGTAACTCCAAAACCAAGGGTACCTACTGCAATTGTATCCTGGCTCGCATCCTCCCCACATGAAGACCCCAAGACACGAGCAGCCATGGTACGAATGCCGCCTTGAAACCAACAAGAAGCCAGCCCCATTGACCGCAGAGGAACGTACCACCATGAGCGACATCAACCGAAAGCTCATCGAGGACGCACCTCGCCTCATCGAATACGGCATCAAGAAAGGGTGGATCTCCTACCCAAAGAAGACTCGAGCCTACCACACATGGATCACCAAGGATAGTCCGCCACTCGAACAAGACGATTCGTCCGCGTTCGATACCAGTCCGTAGTCCAGCAACAAATCAACGACATGACAACGCTCCTCGAACGAGCGGCGCTTTGGCTCGCCAAGGTACCGCCAGCCATCTCCGGATCCGGAGGGCACTCACAAACCTACACCGCCGCCGTTGGCCTCGTCCACGGCTTCGGCCTATCAGACACAGACGCATTCACACTCCTGTCCGATTGGAACCGCTCATGCCAACCACCATGGCAGGACCGCGAACTCCTTCACAAGATCCGACAGGCCAATGAGAAGTCGCACTCCAAGCCCCGCGGGCACCTCGCCAATTCCTCGGCAAGCAGCCCCGCTGAGCCATTGGATCTGACACGGGTGCGGTTCAGTAGGCCAAAGCCTGTGGAGCCTCCGCGGGTGCCAGAGGGGTCCGTGGAGCCGTCCGCGCCATCAAACCCGCCCGCAGCCCCCATACCGGCCTCGCACGACGCATCGGAGTTCAAGCGTTTCCTCACATCCGCCTTCGCGGCCACCGAGGTGGTCTGCATCTGCGAGCAGGTCGAGGATGGTAGGCCAATCAGTGCCGGCTCCTTCCTTCCCCTCGAGGACTGGATCGCTCGCTTCGATGATCCCGAGTCCATCCTGTTCCGCAGCGACCGAACCGATGGCGTCTTCGTACGCATCAACCCGTTCAAGCCCAACCTCTACAGCGGCTCCGACAACGATGTCAGCGCGTACCGCCATGTCCTGGTGGAGTTCGATTCCAAACCCAAGGCCGAGCAGGAACAGCTCCTCCGCTCCTCGGGCCTCCCCATCAGCGTCCTCATCGACTCCGGTGGCAAGTCCATCCATGCATGGGTCCGTGTCGATGCCCCCAACCGCAAGGAATGGGACGCCCGCAGGGACCTCATCTACTCGGCAATCCCCGATGTCGATCCCAAGAACAAGAACCCATCGCGCTTCTCCCGGCTCCCCGGCTCCTGGCGGGGCGAAGAGAAGCAGAAGCTGTTGGACATCAACCTCGGCGCTCGATCATGGGAAGATTGGCTCACCGATCGGGAGACCGATGATGACAAGGCCACCGTCGTCACGGTCAAAGACCTCATCAACTTCGACCCGGACAAGGATCCGGATAACCTCATCGGCAAACGGTGGCTCACACGCGGCTCCTCCATGATCATCTCCGGTGGCACCGGCATCGGGAAGTCATCCCTGATGATGCAGATCGTCATCCAGTGGGCCATGGGCAGGGACTTCTTCGGTGTTGCACCTGTACGACCACTCCGCATCGGTATCGTCCAAGCCGAGAACGACAAGGGCGACCTCGCCGAAGCATTCAAGGGCGTCATCAAGGGGCTGAACATGCACACGCCCGACATCCGCATCCTCCAAGAGAACCTGCACTTCCGCACCGAGGCCGTCCGCACCGGTGACGCATTCCTGGCCTACGCGAAGAGATTCATCACCCGATCGAAGCTCGATGTCATCATCGGTGACCCGCTCTTCTCCTACTTCGGGGGAGACCTCAGCGACCAGGGCGAGGTCAGCGTGTTCTTGAGGAACAAACTCCAGCCCATCCTCCACCAGACCAAGGTCGCTTGGATCTGGATGCACCACATCAGCAAAGCCCAGCGGAAGGACGGCGAACCCATGACCACCATGGAACTCGCCCACTCCGGGTTCGGATCCAGCGAACTCGCCAACTGGGCGCGGGAGATCGCCGTCTTGGTAGAAGTAGGCCAGTCGAAGCCTCGACGGTTCCAACTGGCCTTCTGCAAGCGCGGATCAAGGCTGGATGCTAACTCACTACATCTTCAGCATTCTCCAAGTGGGATTGTGTGGGAGCAGTGGAATCCGATGGTGATGACCGGGGCCGAGTTGAAGCAGCCGAAGCCACCGGCTCGTCGTTCATTTCGGCGAGGATAGCACCCCAAAACTCCTTGGAAGACTTATCGTAAGCCGCATCTTCCTCTTCCCTCTTCTTACGCTCGAGCTCCTTAGGATCCACATCCGGGGAGCTTTTCTGTTCCTGAGCCTCAACATCGGAGTCGGCCACATCCCTCGAACCCTTCCGCCGGCGCATCGTACTGATCATATGCCTCAGCTTGCGGTCCTCAGACCTCAGCGAGGATATATCACGCTTCATCTCAGTGATCATTGCTAACAGCATTGATACCTTATCAACCTCCTCGGCGGGAACCCAATCACAACCACGCCACTGGCGATGGATACGATCGTATATCAATACACCGCTCTTTATGTTCCGCATCGAATTGAACGAGCGGATCGACTTCCCCAGATCGCATCGGAGGTTGTCCATTATGTAGGCCAGAACCTCGGATCGGCTCGGGTCGATGTCGTGCCTCATCGGCGGCATCAGGCGGAACATGGCGCGGAGGGTGGAACCATTCTCTAGATAACTCATGGTGGAACCAAAGTAGCTTCCATCAGGACGCATGTCAAGGAAGCAGAAGTAAACCGTAATCGTGGCACCAGAACCTTATCCGCCCCCCCCGCTATCTCCCCTAAAAGGGAGTCTTACTACTCCCTTAAAAGGGAGTCAAAAATAGCATCGCCGAGACGCTGCGGGGGCGTTTCAAGACGCCCCGCGCTCGGCGGCCATTTTTGAGAACCCCTGATTCCGGATTGCGAAACTCGGAAGCAGTGGGTCTGGGGATCCGGGAGGTCGGGAGCAGGGGGGACCGGAATGCTGGGTCCGATGGATGGATATGGATGCCTCGCAATCGATCAGAAAGGGGTCGCCAGTGCGTCGGAGGGTGGCTTCCGCATCAAATTGCGAAAGCGGGGTCCGCGGGGCTGGAAACGGAAAACCCCCGGATGGGTGGTCCGAGGGCTCCGCGGGGTGGTGATGGGGATGTTTGGCCTACTGGGCAACGAAGAAGTCCGCTTCCTCGCCGTTCATGGTCACGCCGTCCACCCATGTCAGACCGATGCAGTCATCGTTGTAGTCGAACCGGATCAGGAAGTCATTGAGCTTGGGAGCGTATATCACT